ACAAAAAACCCCGTAGATCATTGATCTACGGGGTTTTTTGTTGTCTGCAAAAAAATGGTATTCACATGTTTGCGGAGGGTCAATCAGTCAAGCACGATCCGGTCTGGATGTGGCTGGCACCTTCCACCGTCAGATTCGAGAAAAAGATGCAGCCAATGAGCCGCGCGAACAGCGTCAATGTCTCTGCAAGGTCGGGGTTGTCAAACAGAACAGCCCTTGAGTCCAGAGCACATAAGGCACCCCAGAGTCTCCCGTCCGGCAGAAAAACAGGCGCGCCCGCGTAGCTTTCAATTGAATACTGCTTCACCACAGGACGTGACGAAAGTCGTCCATCCTGGCTGATTTGTGGAAGGAACAGGGCTTGCGGATTTCGTCGAAACTCACTGCAAAGGGTGGTTTCCAGATCCAGCGTATCGCCGACATTTATTCCCAGTTCAATCGGATCGTACGCCGAACAAACGATCCACTCTGTTTCAGTGAATTTTGCGATGCCGGCAAAGCGTGTACCGGTCAGACGGGTGACAAGTTGCAGGATATTGGTGGTCGCTTCGATCTCGGCGATCGCCGAGCGCTCCTCTTGGCTTAAAGACGCTTTTAGAACGGTGTCACTCATTTGCATGGAATCAAATCTCCTGATTGCTTGTACATCCCTGAGCACTGCTCTGGTGACGTTCTGTGAGGCGTGATCGTGGCTGAAGGGGGGACGTGCTGATTACCCTTTGATTATTGATTTCGGCGCCATCCTTTAGCGTAGACATCCCGTCCAGTCCTGGGTTGCCTGCTCATAATCTCAATCGATGAATCATCTGTCACCCGTGCAGCTACGGTGATGGTGAGCATCTGAATCTTTTTGTGTTTATCGCCCCAATTTCCAGTCTGGTTGCTGCGATTTGCCACTAACTTCGGCCTCTACTTCAAGCAAACTCCGTAGCTCCCTGATTTCTGGGGCTTTTTGATTTTTCGCGGTCAGCGATATTTAGTTCTCAAATCGCGCACTCCAAACTTGCTTCACCGGGACGTGATGTATATATTCCCCGCTCGGCTTTTCAAGCGGCCATCCTGTCAGGATCGCAACCGCAGGGCTGACGAAGCAACACCGCGCTACCGCCCGAATGGCGAAACTGGTAGACGCATGGGACTTAAAATCCCCCGCTCGTAAGGGCGTGCCGGTTCGATTCCGGCTTCGGGCACCATCTTAAATCAAGGGTTTGCGGGCGAAAGCTGATGCAAGCCCTTGTTTGTTTCTGGTCCGCTATTTTGGAGTTGGTCCGCAATTCACTTGGTAGGCATGACCTTTTTGCCTTTACGGTTGCGGATGTACTGCTCGGTCATAACCACCGTCGTATGCCCAAGTTGATCTCTGGCTTGCAGAATGTCACCGCTGGATTCTGCCTTGTCTGTACCCGCCTTGGCGCGCAAGTCGCGCATCTGAAATTCAGCTTTCGGCACGTCGGCCGCCTCCCTGGCCAAGTCGAATCTCCTGCGCAACATCGCCACCGTCATCGGTGTGCCGTCCTCTGTAACGATCAGCCGCGTCGAGCGGACCTTGTGTTCTGACTTGCGGGACATGATTCGATCAATCAAAACCTTCAGCTCCCCCGTTATCTCGATCTGCCGCTTCGCCTTTGTCTTGCCCTGCAACACCCAAATCTGCCCGTCGCGCACGTCCCGCTCATCCATCAGCCGGGTATCGGTCACCCGTTGCCCTGTAAGATAGGCGAGGTCCATTGCGTCTTGCAGGCCCACATCTGCCTTGTCGTGCACGCGCTTGAACAGCGCATCCTCGACATACGTGTCCTGGCCAGATTCCTTGTTGCCCTTGATGCCCGCGCACGGATTGGCAAGAGACGTGTAACCCTTGTCCCGAGCGTAATTCCAGATGGCGCTGAGCAGTGCCTTCTCTTGCGCCATGTCAGGTACTGGCGTACGTGCAACGGCTCGATCGTTTCCAGCGGCGCGGGTGGGTCGTCGAAGAAAGCGATCAGATTCTTCAGCTCGCGCTTGTTGTCAGCCTGGGTGGCTGTGCCTTTGGTGGGGACGACGTCGACCATGTATTTTTCGGCGACGTAGCGGAACGTGATGACCTTGGCGACCAGATCGGTTGCGGTGCGATCACGCTCAAGCTTCGCGTACTCCATGATCGCCAAGCCGTAGTCGCTGCCCAGCGGAATTTCCTTGCGGTCCTTTCCGCCCGTGTCGTAGTAGTAAAACACCCGGCCGCTGGCTTTCTTACGTTCACGCAGCCTGACGATCGAGCCGGGTTTACTTGGTCGTCTTCCCATGTCAGCTGGCCTTACGTGATTTCCATACGGGCTTTTCAGATTCAAATGCGCCGACGGCGGTGACGCTCGGCCAGCCGTTCACTTTAATCGTATGGCGGACGCCGTTCTTTTTCAGGTTGAGGATCTGTCCTGCCTTGGTCCGCGCGCCGGTGAGCTCGCAAACCTCCTCGTGAGATAGAAACTGGATGGTCATGTGATGCTCCATGCCGCGCGTGGCGGCACAAGGTGGTTATAGGGTGGCTTTGGCGATAGCGGCCCGGGCCTTTGAGATCTCGGCGAGCTCTTGCTGATGTTCCGGAGTGGTGTACTTGAACTCGTTCGCTAGGAGCGTCCAGCGCTCGACGGCAAGGCTCAGGGCTGCGACCAGCTCTTCGTGCAGTCCGCGTTCCTCCCGACCGATATCCCAGAAGCGCAGACCCCAATGTCCGGCCGGAGGCGGGTTGCTGTTCTGCGCGCCGAGGGCCAGCGCTCCGACCACAGCATCCAGCAGGTCACGCTTGTAGGCGTTGTCTAATTCCATAAGGAAACACTCATGACCTGGTACAAATCAGGAACGGTATCTGTCGCCCAAAATTCCAGCGCCGTGATCGGCACCGGCACTGCTTTCATCGCAAACAGTCGTGTGGGTGATGCTTTCCGGGGGCCGGACGGCAATTGGTATGAGGTCGTCAACATTGCGAGCAACACCGCGCTGGCCATCTCGCCGAACTATCAAGGGCCAACTGCGGCAGGCGGCGTGTACGCGCTGGCACCGATGGAAGGCTATGTGAAGGCGACAGCTGATGCGCTCCGGGAAGCATCCCGGCAAGTGGGCGACGCACTGGATGGCCTTGAGGAAAGTGTTCAGCAGGCGGCTGATTCTGCCGCCGCTGCTCTCAGCTCCAAGAACGAAGCGGCGACATCTGAAGCGAATGCCAGTGCATCCGCTGGTTCGGCGCTTAGCTCCAAAAATGCGGCAAGTGCGTCGGAAACCAATGCGGCGGCGTCTGCCGCTGCGGCGCTCGGCTCGAGGAACGCAGCGGCGACATCCGAAACGAATGCTAGCGCGTCGGCAGCCGCTGCTCTGGCGTCCAAAAACGCAGCAGCCCAGTCCGAAACGAACGCCGCCGCATCCGCCGGAACTGCCGCGACACTCGGCGTCGGGCGGGGTTACATCGACGGCTTCCGCATGACATACATCAGCGCGAACTCGATATCTTTTTCCAGTGGGTCCGCTTACATCCCATCGACTGCGAAAAATCTGCTGTCGGCATCGACCATCACTCTTTCCGGGCTGGTCCTCAGTGCAAGCACGATGTATCACGCCTACTTTTATGACAACGCGGGCACACCAGCAATCGAACTCGTAACAACAGCGCCGGTGATCTACTCGGGAAAAGCCAGGCACAAAACTGGCGACACATCCCGGCGATATATTGGCTCGGCACTATCGAAAACTGCCAACACGCTGATGAAATTCACACACGTCGACGGACGAGTTTCCTATTGGGAAAACCTCTTTATCGCTCCTTTCCTTTTGGTTTCAGGCGCGGTAAACGTGGCCCAGACTGTCAGCTGCCTACCCGTGGTCCCAATTACAGCCACGCATCTGAGCTGCCTGTTTGCCAATGCTGCGACTGATTCGAACGCCCGGCTTGGCAACCCTGATTTTCAGGCTCCGGTCTCTTCGTCCTCTCACAGCTACTTCGTTCTGGCAGGGGGTGCGTATAGCTGCGACCTTGCTCTGAGCAGCGCACAGTCATTTCAATGGCGGCACGACGGGTCGGCTAACGCCTTGTTCAACGTTTACGCGAACGGATACCTGTTCGAGAGGTGAGACATGCCATACGCAATTAAGGAAGACGGCCAACTTCGATCTGTAAGCGTGGAAATGCAGCTTGAGGCTGATGAAACTCTGGTGGACGAGCTGCCCGATTGGTTGCTGAGCAAGCTTGAAGAGATGGGCACGCTGGCTGGGCTGGTCGCACAGGAAGCCAGTTGGCGCGGCGAAGAGCTCGCCGTCACAGCGCGTCAGCTGGAGGCCTTGGAAGAGGCTGAGGCAGATGTACCGCCCGCGGATCTGCTCGCCGGAACACGCAAGGCATGGCTCAAGTATCGCGGCCAGCTGAGCAACTGGAAGGATGGCGCCGAGTTCTTTCCTGACTCGGCGCATCGTCCGGTTCGACCGTAAACATAATCCACACACAAGCAACCCGCCATTGAGCGGGTATTTTTTTGCCCGGAGAAAACAATGAGCGCTACCGAAAAAGACCGCGACATCCTCGCCCGCACACTTTGGGGTGAGGCGCGCGGCGAAGGAACTGCCGGCCAGATCGCCGTGGCCTGGACGATCCGCAACCGCGTGTTCGATGGAAAGGAAAAGTCATGGTGGGGTGAAGGCTACGCTGGCGTCTGCCAGAAGCCTTATCAGTTCAGTTGTTGGAACAAGACCGATCCGAACTACCAGTTCCTGATCGGCGTGAAGCAGATCCCGTTCCGCGAGCTGGCTCAATGCCGGATCGCTGCCGACCAGGTAATCGACGGAAAGGTGCCCGATCCCACTGGCGGTGCCACCCACTACTACGCCACGAGTATCAAAGCTCCGGGATGGGCCGCGAAGGCAAAGCAGACGCTTAAGCTCGGGCACCACGTCTTCTTCAAGGACGTGCCGTGATGGTCGTACCTTGGCGTTTGGTCGGCGTGCTGGCGCTGGTGCTCGCCGGCTTCGGCAGCGCTTGGCAGTTTCAGGACTGGCGCTACGGCCGGCAGTTCGCGGCGCAATCTAGGTTGCACGGCGAGGCGCTGAATCAACTCGCAACTGCCGGCGCCGATGCGCAGAAGGCCGAGCAGGATAAGCGCCTGGCGCTCGAGCAGAAGCTGGCGGCCAGTGAGCAATCCCATTACAGGAAATTGAGTGATGCCCAACGTGACCAAGATCGCCTACGCGATCGCCTTGCCACTGCTGATCTGCGGCTGTCAGTCCTCATCGACGCGGATTCAGCCAGTGGCTGTGACTTGCCAAAAGCCACCGGCGCCGGCGGCGTGGATCATGCAGCCGTACGAGCCCGACTTGACCCAGCGCATGCTCAACGAATTATCGCCATCACCGACACCGGTGACCGCGGACTGATCGCGCTGCAGGCGTGCCAGGACTATGTGCGAAACTTGCAACATTGATGGCCCTCCGCCACGCTTGCAGGGCCTTTGGTCTTGAACCATCATTCCTTTTTGATGATGGCGATATGTACGTGGACAAGCGACTCGCAGGGCTTTCGTTTTTGATGACCCTCGTTTGGGTTACGGTCGTCCTGGCGGTGATGTATTGGATGTCGCAGTGAATACAAAGGGTGAATCGTTGTGGAAGGCGTAGTGATGGGCGACAAAATGCAGCGAGAGGCCGATCGCCTGCTGGCGCAGATCGTCCGGACGGATTCGATGATCACGGCGGTAAAGGCGGGAGCACGGGCAGAAGGCTTCGTGCTTGGGCTGGAAACCGCCGGCGCCCTGCGCGCTGGCGATGCTGAAAGGCTCTATATCATTTTCGAATCTGCGCTGGTGGAGCACCTGAAGACACTTTCTCAGCATTAAATCATTCAGCTTTTTCATCAATCGGATTGATCAATCCGCTTTGTTGATTGCGTACATTGCCCACGGCGCGATCGACCTTGAACCATTCGAAAGCCTCTGATGGCTCGCCCTCATGCAGCACCATCTGTTCGGCGCGCTCTTTGGGCGTGGCTGGGTCCAACCATTCCCGCGCGAGCTCTGGCGGAAGAGCGACCGGGCGGCGGTCGTGGATGTCGACCATGCCGCCGGCGCTGTCGGCGGTGATGATTACAAAGCCGTCGTGCTCGCCGGGGCCGTGCTCTTCGTTCGGGTACTGGCCGATCGCGGCGCAGAGGATCGGGGACTGGTCGCGATGCCTGATCAGGTAGGGCTGCTTCTTCGGCCCACCTTCGTCTACCCACTCGAACCAGGTGTTGATCGCGATGATTGCCCGGTGCGGCCAGATCGCGCGAAAGAAAGGGCCATGGGCGACTTTCTCGACGCGTGCATTGATTGGCGCGGCTCGGTCTTTTACCCAATGCGGTCGCCATCCCCAGCGGACCATATCTGCATGCAGAAACTCGCCTTCCTGATGGAAGAGGGCGAGCTGAGTGGTTGGCGCGGCGTTGTACCGCTCAAAGGGTTGCTCGCCGGTCGAGTTGATGAGCGCGTTCGGCATGCTGAGCGCCGCCACGAAGTCGTGAATGCCGCTGTACTGGGAAAGTCGTCCGCACATTGCCATGCCCTCGGCTGGATCTGATTCAGCGTAGACCCATAAGGGAAGGCTTCGTCACAAACCTTTTTCGGCGCAGCATTCGCAATGACCTGCGAATTCCCCCCGATCTCGAGCTTCTCTGAAAAGGCGCTGGTTTTCATTTAACAGATGGTTCCTGTTGTGCTCGACGTCGGCGAATCGTCGCCTCTCGCTTAGCAAAGCCCCTTCGGCGTGCTGAAGCTTGGCCTTGAGAGAGTTTCTCTCCTCCGTGAGGGCGTCATTGTCTCTGACCAGTCCTTCGATATTCGCCAGCGCGCGAGCGAGCTTTAGGATGAGAGCCTCGAATTCGTTTTCATACATCCTGAGCTGGTGTCGGCAGGTTTCAAGCGGGGTCGGGTTGCCGAGCCAATCGTCGGTGTCTTCTATATAGAGGGGGTCCACGTGAGTGCCTTACTGGATACTGGTTGCATATACAGTAATCGAGAGGCGAAACGTAGGCGAGGCTGCGGCGACGAACTGTCAGTCCGGCGCCATCAAAACAGCCAACGTCATTTTGATGAATTCTTCATTTCGATCGATCGCGGCGAGAGAGCTTCGGACGTTTTCGGCGACATCGGCGGATCCGCGCTGCTCGACCCATAAAGTGAGCTCCATGATGGCGGCTTCAAGGGCGAGCTGGTTTTCGTTGATTTTGAACAGTAGGCAAGGGAGCAGATCAGAGTTTGGCATTGGTTTCCTCCTTGGACGAAACCAGAATAGCAGAGGGAGATTTGATCGGCAGAACGCCGGGGAAGGGCAGAGCACTGTAGGAAAATACAGCGCTAAGTTGTTGATTCTTATAGGGAGTAATGGCGATTTTTTACCCTGCGATTTCAGGGCAGTTTCCCTTTCATATCAGTAGCTTACGGTTGTTCCGAAGTCACCTTGACATGGTGGGGGTCGTTGGTTCGAGTCCAATCGCGCCTACCAAACAAAATCCGCTCTGCTGGGCGGTCTGGAAGGGCTCACCGAAAGGTGAGCCCTTTTTTGTTGTCTGCGATTTGCGCAACGCCTGTTACCGGTCATTTCGCTTCGCTCTGATCAGCTCTCCATTCATTACTGTTCTCGCAAAATGATCAAGCGCCATTTTGGTGCATTCTTCTTCTATTTCGTTGTTGAAAACACCTGAATATCCAAAGGCTTACAGCTCTTTTTCTCCAACCGGTTATCGAAAAAGCCTTGTTGCATGTTGGGAATTTAAGTAACATCCGTTCCGCGTTCACCACCACGGTTTATGCATTTTTAAATCCCAAGCTTCCATCAGCTGCTTGGGATTTTTTTTGCCTGCGATTTGGCGTTTGGGCGCCTATCCCTCCATCATCTCCAAGCGAGGCGCGGTTTTTTCGTCTACTACTGACTGGCCGATTTTCAACTCTTTATAAGGGAGTGCGTCGATGCTGAGTCAGTGGGTCCTTGCCGCTATTCATCTATTCGCGTTTGCCTTGGCTTTCTGGGCGGCGCTGACGCGCGGCACAGCTTTCCGAAAGCTCTCGGCGGGCACGGGAGAGGTCAAGTGCGTTCTGCTCGCGGATAACTTGTGGGGGCTTTCAGCTTTGACGCTGCTTATCACCGGAGCGATGCGTGCGTTTGGTGGTTACGAGAAAGGCTCTGGCTATTACCTGCATCAGCCGCTGTTTCATCTGAAGATGACGCTGTTCTTGCTGATACTACTGATGGAGCTTGCACCGATGATCACGCTGATCAAATGGCGCATCGCATCCTCGCGCGGTGTGGCGCTTGATAGCGGACGTGCGAAGTTGTACGCGCGAATCAGTCATGTTGAAGCGCTGCTGCTGATCCTGATGATGGTCGCGGCGACAGGCATGGCGCGTGGCGTGATATTCGCTTAGAAGGCGAAATTCTCCGTGCTCTATCGGAAACGTCCGACAGCCAGCTCCAGAGGTGAAAGGTAATATCGGCGCAACAGAGGAGGGGATGGAAGTGACGGGAATCTGCATGCTTCAGGCGCCGTGCCCAGCGGGGTGAAATGCGGATGGCTAAACGGCGCGTGAATCTTTAGCCAGTCTTGCGCCACGGCAATAGGACTGGCTACGTGATGCAAAGTGGCTCAGGGCGTTTGCGGCTTGTCCGGAGCGGTCAGGCCGGCCTGGATGCGTTGGTAAATTTCTTCACGGTGCACTGCCACGTTTTTCGGAGCGTTGATGCCGATGCGGACTTGTTGGCCGCTGACTCCGAGGATGGTGATCGTGATGTCATCACCAATGTTTATGCTTTCACCGACTTTGCGGGTGAGTATCAGCATGGTCTTCTCCTTGATTGCTTGGTAGGGCACCTGATTCAGACAGTGCAGAGGTCGGTGGTATCTATAGATTAGTGCGAAGTCTCACGGTTTGGGTGCCTCTTTCTGACGCGCAGAAGCGGCATTAATTCCCAGGGCGTAACTATACAGAGGCTGCAATCATCATTCTCGTTGTTTTGTGCCCATTTTGCGGGGCTCGCGAAGTATTTTTGAATGATAAGATCGCCGCTTTACGAATTCCGAGGGAAGCGTTGTGCGCAAATTGGTTTGGCTGGTAGCGGCACTGGCATTGGCAGGCTGCGGTGAAGGCAAGAATGTAGATGCGCCGAAGCCTGAGACGAAGGTCGCGGCAGCGCCGGCGGCCGCCGCGCCACAGTGGGATCTGGAAGTGCGTGGCGAGACTCCTCAGGCCGTCAGTGACCTGAGCGGCTGGTTGATTGAGCACGCTTTCGTTCCGACGGTCGTCAAGGACGGCAGCGGTAAAACACGAATTCTGATCGGTCCGTTCAATTCCCAAGCTGACGCCGAGGCGCGCAAGGTGCAGGTCGATGCAGCGCTGGTAAAAGCCAAGAAACAAAATATCGAATCGGTGGTGATCGAGCATCCGCTAACGCCATAAGCGAAGCGCCTTCAAAACACGCTGAACAGACATTAAAAAGGCCTCGAGCATAACGCTCGAGGCCTTTTTATTTCCGCTGCAATCAGCCGCAGGCTTTCAGATTTACCGAGCCGACAAACTCGTTGCCGCGCCCCATCACGCACGCCACGCTCTGGTTGCGCTGACGTTCCCAATCCTGCACTGGATAGGTCTTGTCCCACGCTTCGTACAACTGCCGATCCTGCTTCGACAGGCGCAGTCCGTATTGTTTGCTCATATAAAAATACGTGCGGGCGATCATGCCGCGAATCGAAGGGCGGGGCATGACCTTCTTGGCCTTGAAGTCGACCTGCGTCAGGCAGGAGCCATATTGGCCGGACTGCACCGGCAACCAGCCGTAGCTGAAGTTGCTGCGGTCACCGTTGACCTCGCCAATGCTCGGCACCAGATTGTGCAAGTCAGCTTCGGCCTTTTGATAAACAGGATCGTAACGCGTGCAATTCTTGCGTCCGCCTTGCTGCCAGCACTGCCGCTGATGCCCGATCTGCCACGCCGGCACGATGTGCTCCCACTCGATCCTCGATGCACGCTTGGCGTTCTTGCGCGGCACATAGCCGCAAGCCTTGAGATCGACGCGGTTGCCGGTGTACTTGCAGCCGCAGTAAAACTCCGTGGACTGCGGTGCATAAAGTTTCCACGCGGCTTTCTTGGCTTCGGAAAATGTACGTGGGGCGCCAGCCTGGGCACCCATGGCGAAAAACAACAACAGCAAAGCAACACAGCGGACACTCATTGAATCAATCTTCCTTCGGCACAACCCAAAAAATCTGCACGCCACCGTCATCGCGATAAGCGAGGGTAACGTTGTCGTTCTCGTCGATTTCCTCGAGCAAGCGCTCCCAGTCATCCATCGGCTCATCCGGCAGACGGAAAATCAGTGCGGCTTTGGCTTTTTGTGCGGTGGGGGAATTGATGATTTTCTGAACGCGCATACCCATGCGTTCGTAAGCGTCAGGAGCAGCAGGAGAGGTGGCCACGAGGTTATCCTTATTAAGCTGTACGTGCATACAGTATTTAACTGTAAGCGATTTCGCAACTGCTTAAAATTCAAGAAAATCCTCTGACAGCGGGTTTCCGGTTTTGGTGTAGGGCTTGTCGAGATTTTTGTGGGAAAAGTATTGGAAGGGTGTAAGCGGGGCACCACCTGCCAAGCTGGCAGGTGATGCGCAATTGCCCGATCGAGACGTGATCAGGCGATGTTCAATCAGTATTCCCAGAACATCCGTTGCAGCTCTTTACTGTCGTTGGTCTTGGTCAGCGCGACCATCGCCAGAATGCGGGCTTTTTGCGGGTTCAGATCGTGAGCGACAACCCAGTCGTATTTGTCGTCAGGCTGTTCGGCGTTACGCAGGACAAAGCCGCCAGCGTTGACGTGGGACGAGCGAATGATCTGCACGCCATCCTTGCGCAGGGCTTGCAGGGATGGAACCACGCGAGAGGATACCGAACCGTTGCCAGTGCCGGCGTGGATGATGGCTTTGGCGCCGGCTTGCGCCAATGCCTTGTAGGCGGTATCGCTGACGTTGCCGTAGGAATAGGCAATTTCTACGT